AAAACGCATTGCTCTAAAACTATCCATCCCGTATCTGACAGCATCCATACAATGGTTTAGGAAATCCTGCGGCTCGTTGATGATCTTTCCATCCTTGTCAGTGATCCATAGATAGTTGCGATACTCCTTGATAAGGTTGAATGACTGCTTAGTCACCGATATACGCTGGCCCTGAACGTACTGGATGCCTTGAAGTACTGACCCTTCCCCTTTCTGACCGGCAATGATATTGATGCCCTGCCGTCTAATCTCTTCAATCGACTTGGGCTCCGCTGCATCAGCAATGACCAAAGCCCTGGGAAGGTTCTTGATAAGATCTGCGATTTCCTGGTTCACCAAGCCATATTGGTAGGCTATCTCGTCCAAAATGTAGCCGCCATTGTAGTAATAGACAGCCACCAGTGCGGTAGGATCGTTGGAATATCCGAAGTCCAAGCCGTAGCGCTTAATTGCTGCTTCGTGAGGAATCTCATCAATTAGCGCCCAGTCTTTGTAAATCCTGCCTTCAGCTTCTCCGAGTTGGCCTTCACCGTAAACCAACCACCAGTTCTTGTTGCCTTTGCGGGCCTCGATGGTTCGGATAATGGCTGGGTCCAGACCTTCGTTGTCGCGGTAAGTGAGAATTATGAAGTCAACGTCCTGCTTGCCCAAGATCTCTTCATACCACCAGAACTCGCTTACCGGATTCCAGTCCAGCCATACGGTTTTCTTGGTGCGGATTTCGAGCTGGGTGTAGATTTCGAAAGTAACATTGTTGGCTTCATTGATGAATAGCACATCCCGCCTCGGCCCTCGAACTTTACCGGGCTGGTCCGCGCTAAAGAACTCGATAATCGTGCCGGTCTCAAAGGTATAAACGCAGTCCGTCTTGTTCCACCTAGCCTCTTCGAAGTAACCATGCTGCTGCATGATGTCCACAAAGTCTCTGATCGCTCCCCGCTTCAAATGCGGAAAAGTCTCAGAGACAATTGAGATACGTTCGTTTTTATGAGATTGGGCGTAGTCGATGAGGATCAGGAGAATGGAGATAGTCTTAGAAGCCGAGGTGCCGCCAGCTACCCCCCGGATTCGCTTACTTAGAGCCTGAAGCTTCCGAGTTGCCGTTGTCTGTTGATACATGACCTCCAAGGATCGGTGTGGGTAACGCTTTGCCGTCTGTCGTGGTGTCCGTCTTCTCCCTCATACCATGATTATTCTGAAGAAGCAGCTTGACGATAGTGGCGTTGACTTCTTTGCCGCCATAGATCCCATCATCAATCAATCTCTCCGCCTGCTCTTGCATGATTCGCTTCAAAGCGTCGGAAAACTCAGGATACAGCTTCCCCCACTCATATAGCGTGTCTTTATGGACGCCAATGAACTTGGCAAAACTCTCAACCTTGGGCAGGTGCATATTGTCCCTAGTTGCACCAGTCAAATACTGATCAACCATGCCAATGAAGGCCGGATCATATTTGGTAGGTCGACCACCTTCACTCATAGGCTTCTGATTTGCACGAAATAAGTTCTGTAGGTAGTCATCTGGGCTCGTCTAATATAGCCTTTCTTGACCAGTGATTCGAGAGCATCCCGCGTTGTAAAGGTCTTGACGCCTTGCTCGGCCATACCGTCCACTATCTGTCGCATAGGCACCGGGGTCTTCCGACTCTTTACCCAGCTTTGAATAAACAGCATCACTTTTTCCTGTAGCGGGCTGATCTCTATCAGATTGACGTAGGTTGTGGTAGGCATGGCTTACCCCTGGACGACGGCTTTGGATGACTTACTAAGCTTCTTTTGCTTCTTGATCTCGTCGTCGGTGAGTACTGCCCTAACGAAGATGCGGTTGTTTTGACCGGGGACTTTCTCAATGATGATGATTTCAGGGAGGAAGCCAAATTGCTTCTTGAGGAAGATAGGTTGGAAGTGACGAAAGCCTTTGTCTTTGAGGTGGAAGGCGGGGCTATTGCGAACCTGAACTCCTTCATCCTTCTTACCAGCGGCCATACGTCTCATAATATCATGCTGGCTTTTCGGTTTCATCAGGAGCCGGTTTCTCAATTAACACATGCACCGGAACCTTGGTGATCTTCACTAACACTTCAACGGGGATGTTCAACAGCAGGGCGAGGCGTTTGACGAATGGGTTGTTAGGCCCTAGATCGCTTAGGTTGGATTGGTCTGGTTTGGGTTGCTGCTCGGTCATGCGGATTGCAGAGCTTGGGGCTTGTGAACATGACACCACTGGGCAATAGTATTACCCCACTCTGTGTTACACCTCAAACAGATAATCTGATTGTGCGCGATGAACCACCTCCACTTGTGGCCCAATAGTCGGCATACTACACTTTTCATTCTTCGTGACTTAGAAATAACCCTTGGTCGTGACCAAATAGCCAGCGATCAAGCTGACCGTTGTGATGCGTCCACGCTTCCACATAGCACTTGTCGAGTTTGCAGTAGTGGGACTGGATGCCCGTGGCTGTATCACCGACTTGTACGCGGCATGAGGTGAGGAGTAATGTGAGGAGTAGAATTTTCATAAAAATTAGGCAAGGATACCCTGCACTTTAGTGCTGGGAGGAATTGCCTTACTCCATTGTGTTGCCATTGCTTTTGCTATGCCTGGAAATGTTTTACTTCGGATGATTGAACGCATTGGTCCTGGTGGAAGCCACCAATTCCACTTTGCTCCTCTGCGTTTTCCGTTTTTCGTTGTAATAAACTCTCCTTTACCAACTATTTTTGTTGGTATCAACTTAGGCAATCCTTTCAACCATAAACAGGTTGGTTTGTTTGCTTCATCACCAAACATCCAAGGGTGAATAATTTGGTCTGGTTTCCGATATTTTGTTGACATAATTCCCACAGGATTTTCAACCGCTATTCGTGGACAATTTGCATTTACAAATAACATAAAAAAATCTATGCCTTGTTGTTGTCTACCATCTTTCCGTTTTTGTGCAAACCACGCTGCCCCTGATACAGCAAGGTGTGTGCATGGGGGAAAAGCAATAATAATGTCCCACTTCTTTTGTAATAACGGAACAACATCTTGCTGTAAATGCCATTCTGGATGACCACCCGAACATGGAAGTATATCGCACGAATAGGCTTCGTGTCCCAATTTCCGTAGTTCTATCGTTACCCTTTGACTTTCCTCGCAAGCAACAAGTATTTTCAAAATAACCTCCCTTGTGTGAAATCCCCAATCTTTTGTTTCGGATTTCCATAGACCGAATACTCAAATACATCTTTACCTTGTTGCTCCATGATGTAGCGTTTGACTGCATCTTGCGAGACATGACCCGCACTTCCGATGTAATATCCTCTCGCCCATAATGCGGGAAACGCTTTGTAGTGCCGTTGGTATCCCAAATACTTCAAGTCTGGTTTCTCTTGCCTCAACTGATGGGAGATACTGCCTTTCAACTTTTTGACTATCTCGTATGGCGTGTGCGTTGGTTTTGCTGATACGAATAGGTGGATATGGTCAGGCATTACTTCCTTGGTCTCATTTCTTCCCCCCTGGCCTCGGTGGAGGCGGAACATTGCGTTTCTTCTCCGTGCGTTGGGTGTGCTGGCCACCCCTGATTTTCGTTGGAGGCTTTGGAGCTGACCCCTGTCCGCCCCCTGAAGCTTCCTTGAGCATCAAACCGGTGGGGATGATACATAGGCAACCGTCCCATGACTCGCCGATTACTCTCCAGACTTGTACACCGACCTTCAATAGAACTGGGTCTTCGTCCTCTGTTTCAAAGGGGAACCAATTGGGATCGGATGGGATGGGGCGTTCAGTCATACTCCTTTCTTGTGCAGGTAAACCAATTTCATAAGCAACGGAACTAGAGCTGCGTCCTTTTGGACAGATAGCCCTCTGCTATTGGCCTGTATTGAGTGCCGATTTATCAGAGCATGGATATGGTTCTCAAGCTCCTCGTCATCGGGGATGTTCTCGTACCACTTCTCCTTAGGAGACTTGAGTTTTGGATCTGGGTACTTCCACTTCTTCATCCCCTTACAAATTTGCCTCCATCTGGTTCATGAATTAACTGCGGATCGCTCTTGATCCCCACTCTCACTTTTAAACCGCACAAGGCACAGGCATACATAGTCAGACTCGATCTTCCCACAGGCCCATCCCCGAAAGCAATAGTCCACCAATTCTTTTTACCAACCTCTTCCCGTGGTACGTCCATTGGTCGTTCGATGCCCCACTCTCTCATAAGCAGCCCAAAGGGTGAATCTGCGTCTGCGACGGCATAATGGGCTCCAGTACCAGGAGTGGGATGTAAGCCGAGAGCTTCGAGCTTGGTACAGAACTCCTTGTTATGCGTTACCTTTCCTGCCTTATATGGATCCTTTCCCCTAAGCTGCTGGGCGTGGTGAAGTAGCTCATGGCAAATGACTTCGTTCAAACTCCAGTCTCCCCATCGCCACATTTTCTTTCCGTCTTCTCCGTCAATAAAGTGTGCTTCGTTCAACGTGATCCTGAATGGAAGACCGTAGCCATCTGGCACGAGGTTGTATGCTCCAAGGGTTCGTTTGTTTAAAGCATCAACCGCAAACACTGGCGTTGGCAATCGGCCAGGGAACTGAGGAGTAGCGATCCCGTGGTAGAACCTATCCATCATCACGTCACCATGCCGGTAGGCCATATCTGCTACCTGGCTGAAAGCCCATTTATTCTCAGTCGATGCTTTTCTAAGCACTGGCGCTGCGTCCACAGGTGGTGTGATTAGTCCGTTCTCCTTCATACGTGCTTCCAAGTAATGCCTTTAACGACGTACCCAATGTTAGATATGTCTACACCGAACAGTCTGGCCAAGGTGGGTCGGTCTATGGTGTGCTGCAAGATCCGAATAAGCCTGACCTTCTCAGTGTTGAGCTTCGCCAGCGGATTTCTCTCGCCAAAGTTGTCTATGAGTTTGGTTTTCCAAGCGTGCTGCATGTTCTCGTAGGCCGTTGCCCACTCAAGATTCCCAACGCGGTTATCCGAGGGAATGCCGTTCTTATGGTTGATCTGTGGTTTGTTTTCGGGGTTGGGGATGAAAGCTTGAGCGACGAGCTGGTGAACTGACTTGGAGCGTCGGACGTTACCCTTGCTCAAACATACTTGGAGGTATTCTGTACGCAGTGGTTGAAGTTTAAAGACCTTGTAGGGTTTGTGTTTCACACTCCTAACTCTGCCGAGGCTACTTACCTCGAAATGGCCCTCATAGCCTACAACTGGTCTCCACTCTTCAGCGGCCATCTTCTCCTTTCTCTGTGGGTGGGGTGAGTAACTCTGGGTGTTTCTTCTCAAGCAGAGATTTCTTCCGAGCCGACTCTAGTTTTCCTTCTATGGCGTTGCCTGGTAATACAGTGATTTCTGTGGGTAGCGCAGGACTGAACAGGTGTCGATAAGGGTGATCGTCTTCAGTATGTCCACACAACCCACACTTCTCTTTCTCAGGACTAATGGGGGGTGGGGTCATAGGATCGGCCTCCGCACCAGCTCCCCGCAGCCAAAACAGTAACCGTTAACCGTGGGCCAGTCATGGTTGCACTCGAAGAACTGCTGGCAGAAATGGGGGGTAATCACGAACGGAATCAGGTTGCTATTTCTCCGTCTATCTTTCTTCTGTTTGGTTGGTTTATCCGGGGCCGGACAAATGCAGTACTCCAATCGGTAGCCGCAGTCTTTGCACATGACGTTAGTCCACTTGTTCATTTTCTTTGTCATACAAATAAACCCCAAACCAAAACGCCCCGATAATCACGGCGGTGATAATCCAGGGGGTTAGGGGATGGGTAAGGGCTTGGATCATTTTGTCTTCATTGATTCGACGACTGAATATCGTGCAACCGCTTGGTCAGTTCTCTGATGAACCAGGTTGCCCCAGCTCCTTCATGAACCGTGTCCCAGTGTTCAGCCCAATTAACAATGTCTTCAAATATGCAACCCTGACATTTCCAAAAGTGACTGTCTTCTTTGGCACAAAAACCAAACTGCTGGTGATTAAACTTACGCTCCTGTTCGGCCTCCATGACCGCCTCGTTATGGTGGTCGTTTTGTTTGTTGCTCATTATTTTGTCTTCATGGTTTTACTAATCTCTGATTCAGCCCCAGCTTTGCATAGGGCCGAACCACAGACACCTACCAGACTAGCCAGTAGGTTGTTGGGAATAGTCTGTTAAGGGCAGGCGGATCCACTACCACCGGAGTGATGATGGTTCCGTCAGAGCAGGCGTTACGCTCTCTTAGGGCAAACGTGTAACTCTCGCTCGGCACTAAATCTCTGACCGTAGCCCGTCCGATATTCGGACGGATGGTCAGCGAATGTACCCAGTCTGCAACATGGTTCTCCCGGTACAGGATGTCGGCGGTGTTTGCATCGCCAGGAATCCAGTACAGCTCGGCTGTATCTCCCTTGCGGATGACGTGGAAGTTCCACGGCAATACCGCCGGTTTGGGATCGCTACAGCTTGGAGCTGGCCCTGCACCGGCTTGAGACAACGGTTGATCGGGCAACCGCTCTGGGGTCGGGGTGACCTCTGGCGTGGGTTCTGGCGTCACAGAAGGCTCTACGGTGGGCGTCGGGGTGGGAGATGGATCCACCTGACACTGTCCCGAATAGTCCGCATCGTGTTGAGCCAAATGGGCAATCGCGGACGGAATGGTGATATGCAGCGTCTGACACTGAAACGGACTCCCTGAGTCTGGTTGCTCACAGTGGCAAACGTACGTCTTGGGAATAAATATGGCACTGGCACGTTTAACTGCCACAAAGGCGAACAGAACCACTGACAGGATCACCAGAATGACCACTAAGGGTACGAATGATTTGCTTTCGGACATGGGTTTGTCGTCTAAGTATTTATCTGCGCTCATTGTCTTCACCTCCTTCCAGTTGGGACTTTAAATCGTTGATTATCCTTTCCATTTCCCAGCGGTTGGGTTTGTGGATCTCCCGTGACTTACGTTCGAGCATCAGGTATTTGATGGGCATGTTCTCCATTAACCAGGAAATCCACTTCGAGGGACGGTATGTGAACCCCGCATGGCACGCCCGACAAAGACAAAGACAGTTCTCCATGTCCCAGCGTAAGCCTTTGTAGGTTCGGGAAATTATGTGCGCCCACTGGAGATTGTTGGTGTTTGTACTTCCGCACGACTCGCATTTGCCCCGACTGCGACATAGGACGCCGGCAAGGTAATCCGCTTCTCGCATAAGTTTCGCCAGCGGTCTAGAGCTGCCCCTGCGTATCCGAGAGACACGGAACTTAATCGACCGGGCCTTGGGTTTTATGGGCTTTCTCAAGGGATGTCGAGAGGGTAATTTAGGTATTGGATTGGGTTTGGTGCGTTTCACAGGTGAGCACGGAAGTTACCGTTATTAAAGGCTACCCACGGATTCCACCCCTGGTCTTCCCAGATGGTAAAGGCGCAATCCACATTCTTCTTGGCCTCCGCAGCTTAAAGTGTCTATCGTTGATAATCCAGACTTCTCCCGGAGGAACGTCGTTGTGTGTTTGGACACTGGCCTTTTGGAAAAGCTGTCGCATCTCTGGCAGGGTCAATGTCCGCCCCTTCTGTGTTTTTGATGCTTTGGACTTCATAATCTCTTAGGAGTAAGGCGAATGGTGATGCGTAGTCTATCTCCCTTCAGGGGTCTAACCACCGACGCGTCGATTTCAAACTGATCAAGG